CCTCCTGAATTTTATAGTTACATCAAGGATCCTAGGGCACGTGCTGGGATGGAAAGGATTGCACAAGAAACTGAAGAGGATTTTGTAATACTGTCCAATAAACTTATTGAGTTAGGCGTTGATGTAATTAGAACTAATATTTCTGACGACTGGAAGAAGGATCATAACTGGGGTTACCGTGCCGATTATCCCTCTGCCATGATCCCTCGTGACCATACTATGGTTCTGGGAAACAAGTTATACATGCCGAATCATGATTATTTGGAGGATGTAAATGTCGAACATATGCTCTATGCTATCCGGGACAATGCTGAGTACGCAAAAAATCAACCAGAAGCAGAAGTCCTTAGTGAGTATCTTTTAGATCTTGTCAAACCTGGACGTGGTGCTAAAGGTCAGGCTGCTGCATCTAAAGAGGTTGTTGAGGAAGCACATAAGTTTTTGTCAGATGGAAAAGACTTTCCTATTCATTGGTTGATGCAGGTATTGCACGTTGATGATGTCACTAGATTGTGTGAGAGTGCTGCGACAAATACCATTGGCAATCCACGTCGAGTCAATAAAAAATACAATGAGTTTCAAGATGCAGAGAAGTGGTTCAAAGAACAGGGAGGAGAGGTTGTTTATAATTCGTATGTGAATGGTGCTTCGACAATCAAGTGTGGAAAGGATCTTTACTTTGCCATCAATAATATTCTTACTTATATCAATGAGGACTATGCTCTTGAGAAATGGCAGAAGATGTTCCCTGATTATAGAATCCATCCACTACATTTCCCTGGACATTCTGACGGATCATTGGCACCAATCAAACCTGGGTGCTTGATTAGTATTGGCGATGCAAAGCACACTGATATAACTTTCCCTGGTTGGGATGTTTGTCAGGTCGTGGGTCAAGGTTGGTCTCAAGTAGAAGAGTTCACCAACATGAAACATTCATTACCAAATAATGGACGTTGGTATGTTGCTGGTGAAGAAAAAAATGATGCTCTAACTGATTTTGTTGAAACCTGGTTGAATGATTGGGTCATTTACGTTGAGGAGACTGTATTTGATGTCAACATGCTTGTGGTTGATGAGCAGAATGTCATCGTCAACAACTACAATAAAGATGTTTTTGATTTCTTTGAGAAGCATGGTGTGACTGGGCACGTGGTCAACTTTAGGCACCGTTACTTCTGGGACGGTGGACTACACTGTATTACTACTGACCTGGATCGCGAAGGAGAAAGACAGGACTTCTTCCCAGAGCGTTCTAAATAATGCAGATCTAATATTGTTATGCCATCAGCATTCCAACCGTGGGATAAACTAAAAACGTGCTTGGTAGGTCGGTCATATCCTCCAGAGTTTTATAGTTACATCAAAAATCCCAAAGCACGTGCTGGGATGGAGAAAATTGCTCAGGAAACTGAGGAAGACTATCAAAAACTATGCGACAAACTAACAGAGTTAGGTGTTGAGGTAATTAGAACTAATATTTCTGACGACTGGGAGAAGGATCATGACTGGGGGTACCGGGCTAAGTATCCCTCGGCAATGGTTCCAAGAGATCACCTTGCGGTGATTGGTGACAAGTTATACATGCCGAATAGTGACTACTTGAAGAACGTTGATCTTCGCGAGATGATCAATGGTATTCATAATCCAAACTGTAAGCATGAGTGGTTGCAACCGGGTGCTGAGTTGGTTGCAGAGTTCATCCTCGACATGATGAAACCTGCTAGGGGTGTGAAGAATATGGATCCCATTGAGGAACTGCGTGATTTTTATCACAACCATGGTTCACAACGTCGGGATGGAAATACTTATAGCATAAGCGGACTGTTGTCTGGGTTAGACCTGGCGGACATGGAGAGACTGTGTTTGAGTGCTGTTACTAATACAATTGGCGATCCTCACAGAGTCAACAAAGAATATAATGAGTATCAAGATGCAGAGAAGTGGTTCAAAGAAAAAGGAGGGGAGGTTGTTTATAATCAGTACGTCAACGGTGCTTCAGTAATTCGTTGTGGTAGAGATCTATATTTCTCTATGAACAACATCATGAACCTTGCCAATCAAGATATGTTCATGGAGAAGTGGGAGCGTCTGTTCCCTGAGTTTAGAAACCATCCTCTGTATGTTCCTGGACATGGCGACGGTTCTTTGACTCCAGTCAAACCAGGACTGTTGGTTTCTATTGCTAAAACTGAATTCTTTAGCGAAACTTTTCCTGATTGGGAGGTTGCACATATTCCGGGTGCTGGATGGAAACAAGTGGATGGTTTTCTGAAGATGAAGAAGAAAAATAAGGGACGCTGGTGGGTTCCTGGAGAAGAAGACAACGATGACCTAACGGAGTTCATCGACACTTGGTTGAACGACTGGGTAATCTACGTTGAAGAGACTGTCTTTGATGTCAATATGCTTGTGGTTGACGAGAAGAATGTTATCTGTAATGGATATAACAAGACGGTCTTTGATGCCTTTGATAAGCATGGAATTACAGGTCATGTCGTGAACTTTAGGCACCGTTACTTCTGGGATGGTGGACTGCACTGCATCACCCTCGACCTGGATCGTGAGGGAGAGATGCAAGACTTCTTCCCAGAGCGTGGTGATGAAAGTTATGTCATCCAGGACCCAAGGAACGACAAGAAATCACCACTGTATAACAAGTGGGATGCTTACGATAAGCAACGTCCTAACTTCAAAAAAGATCAGGAGATTAGGCAAAACCAAAATCAAGAATCAGTTTCCTAGAAACCGGAAAAAAAACTCGGGCAAAAATCTGCCGCCCAGGTTTTTTTATGATACAATGATTAGTGAGAGATAATACTCAGATACATAACGTGTCTGCAAATTGCAAATGAAGCCTTTATTTGTGCTAATCGCTTCACTGTTCCTTGCTTTACCTGCATGGGCAGTGGATGTAACGATGGGTGCTAATGGAAACCTAGTGTTTGATCCACCAGAGGTTACTATTTCTGCTGGAGAAACGATTCACTTTGAAAACTCTGCGTTACCTCCACATAATATTATTGTGGAATCTCGCCCTGATTTGTCAAGAGAGTCTTTGATGTTTGCTCCTGGTGAAGGACAAGATATCAAATTCGCTGATGCTGGTGACTATACCTATTGGTGTGGACCCCATAAATCTGCTGGTATGGTTGGTACTATTCACGTTCAATGAATCTTATGTTTACTGTCACTCTCAAAACTCCTGAAGGGGTTACTCATACAGTTGAATGTGCTGATGATCAATACATTTTAGATGCTGCTGATGAGGCAGGCATTGATCTTCCTTATTCATGTCGTGCTGGTGCTTGCTCTAGTTGTTCTGGTAAAATTGAATCAGGTACTGTAGATCAAAGTGATCAGTCATTCTTAGATGATGATCAACTAGAAGCAGGTTTCTTGATGACTTGTGTCTCCTACCCCACGTCTGACGTTACTATTCTTACTGAGCAAGAGGAGTACCTTTACTAAATACCTCTGTATAACAGTCGTAAACATAGAGATGTCGGTTTCTAAGAACTGTACTTCGCTTTCCTCCTCTGATGTTCGGAGTGAGTTGACAGTAGATCCTAATGGAAATATTGTCTTGGATGGCAGTGGTGAGGCGATTGATCGCTCTGATAAATCACCATCATGGCGGTTCCGTGAGCGTGTATGGAAACGCATTGATCGCGAACAGCATGATGTTGGAATGGATTTCTATCGTAAGCAAGAACTTGCTAAGAAAGAAGTCAAAGCAGATCTTGAGTTTATGAATCGCGAGAAGGCCAAGAATGGTTCTTATCCAGAGCGTCCTGAGTAAAGATTGACAAGACAGCACAGATATCTTATAATATCTTAGTTAGTCGGTCTTTCATGAAAAAGTATCAAGTAAAATCACGTTGGTACTATTGGTTCTGGGGAATTGCCACGGTCTCAGTTGTGTCAGGTCAAATTTATGTTGGTACAGGCTACCGGTCCATGGCGCATGCTATTGGGTCGGTAGTTTCTGGTGTAGATGTTACTTTGATTATCCCTGATAATGATTCTTTATTCTGAGAAGTGGGAACTTCCGGAAGGTACTATAAAAACTCTCAAGGAAAGATACGATGATTCTTTTTTCCTAAAGGGAGGAGAAGATTCGATTGAGAACAGAAAAAATTGGGGACAACATTACACTGGGTTTCATAAAAATCCAAACAATAAAGCACCAACTGTTGAAGGTAACTTTATTGATAAGGATCTCCTACAACTTTATGTCCCTAAACTAAAGAAAATCCTTGGTGACATTGGATTGCCCATGGGCAAAACCATTTACAGTTACAGTAGTATTTGGGGACAACTATATAAACGTGACCTTGAAGCGGTCATTGATGTTCACAATCACTACGAAGATCCACGTCAATTGATTTCGTGGGTTCACTTTGTTGATGTCCCTGACACTAAACTGTTTTACTTTCAGGTTGGAGATAAAAAAATCTATCCTAAATGTCAAAAAACAGGTGACATTATCCTATATCCATCTTATGCTATGCATGGTGTGGACATGATGACTGAGGGGAAAGACCGCTTTGTTGTCGTTGGTAACATAGTAAAACTCAACCAAAATCGCTGGTAAATGAAAGCAGTAATTTACTCGAAGAACGATTGTCAATGGTGTGATAGGGTTCGTCAACTGCTTGTGTCAGTTGATATTGAATACCTTGAGTATAAACTTGACAAAGATTTCACAAAAGATCAATTCTACAATGAGTTTGAGGAAGGTGCTACCTTCCCACAAGTCTCTATCAACAACAAAGCAATTGGTGGATGCAAAGAGACACTCCATCATCTTCAAACTCTGGAGATGATTTGATAAACAAGGGCACCCTTCTGATGTATAATAGAAGGAAACCCCGCTACAAACTAATACCTCTTCTCAAAATATTTGGCAAGAGATTTTCGCTACATATAGAAAGGGAGAATTAGCATGGCACTTGATCCAACTACTGTCTTTTTCGTAATGTTTGCAGTGATCATGCTACAAACAATTGCAATTGGTTTAGTGATTGGGTACCTAGTCCGTACTTACATCCACGATGTAACTCCCCAGTATTCTCACCCTGAGATGTTCGATGAGCATGGTAATCCTGTTGCCGACACTCTAATCTCTTTCCGATTTGAAGGTGAGACCCCCTACCTCGATGAATTTGAAGACTAATTATGGCAACGTCAAAACTTCCTAACAATCCTTTGGTCTCCGAACTGTTCAGAGCAGTACACGGTGCTAAGACTGTGGATAAAAAGGTTGAAATTTTAGAACAACACAAACGGGATGATGTAAAGGCAATCCTTATCTGGAACTTTGATAAAGGTATCAAGTCTGCTATCCCTGAGGGAGATGTTCCCTATAAGAGGAACGAGTCTCCTGCTGGTACTGATGGTCACACTCGTCTGGTGCATGAGTGGAGGTCATTGTATAACTTTATTCGTGGGGGCAACGACAAACTATCTCAGATGCGCCGGGAAACCTTGCTGATTCAACTCCTAGAGTCACTTCATGCTGACGAAGCAGAGATTGTTACTCTGACTAAAGACAGTGAACTGCAGAGTAAGTATCGTATTACTCGTAATGTTGTGGAGAAAGCATATCCTGAGATCAATTGGCGTGATAAGTGAAGTTTCTCATTGATCTAACAGATCATTGTAACTCCAAGTGTCCTCTATGTGCTAGGCATAAGACATCATATAATGATGAGGTTGCGGTGCTTGCACCTGACCCATCAATGAACCTGTCAAAGATTTCACTTGATCAATGGAAGACATGGTTCCCACAAAAGACCCTTGAGAAGACAGAGTTGATCTACTTCCAAGGGTCTTTTGGTGAGCCAACATTGTGTGATGATCTGCTTGAGATATATGCCTATACTCTAAAGTCAAATCCCAATATTGTTTTCCAAATGAGTACCAATGGAGGCACTCGTGACGATGCATTTTGGGGAAGACTTGGTGCTCTCATGGGAGCATCACATAAAGATAGTTTCCTCATCTTTTCTATTGACGGTCTAGAGGATACGCTGCAGCATTACCGCGTAGGTGTGGACTATAAGAAGGTGATGAGGAGTGCTAAAGCATTCATTGCGGCAGGTGGTCCTGCTGTCTGGAGGATGCTAGTCTTCAAACATAACCAACATCAGATAAAAAGATGTAAGACGTTGAGTAAACTGTGGAAGTTCAAAGACTTTCAACATACTCGTGTCAATGATATGTATGACGCTAGTGGTCGTGGTGATGGTAAATTTACGTACTCATACAGAGATAAGGTGCATACCTTACAAGTAGCAGACGATCCTGACCATGTGTACCACCCAGACCCCGTAGCAGAGGACTCAGAGGTGGTGTGCCGCTATAAGCATAGCAAAGGTACTCCTGGTCAACTGAGGATCGATAGCAGGGGTGTGGTGCATGCCTGCTGCTTCCATCAGTCACGCCTTAGGTTCTTCTACCCTGGATATTATATTGACAATGATCCTGATGCACCTGCTGTCTTCCGTGACATCAAAAACCCAAACAAGGGAGTGGGTGCAGAATACATGCAAAAAGTTTTCTGGGACAGCGTTATCCCTTTGATTGAAGAGCAGGGAGGTATCAAATCTATCTCATTGGAACACAAATCGTTACAAGAGGTGCTACAGACTCCCTTTTTCCAGCATACTCTGGTAGACTCTTGGAGTAGTAAACCACACATCTGTGCGGACTATTGTGGGAAGAAAAGACGTGTCGATTGATACTGACGTTCTTCTCTATATAATATAACATCATGCGAATCGTTCATCCCCGTTGAGGGGACGCAAGTAAGTCGCGGAACGGAGCCGTTCATCCCAATGCTTGAAATACTTCTGTATTCATCACTCACCTGTCAACAAGCTGATACAATCATGCTGAAGATGAAAGCAAACGAGAATCTCTCAAATGCTTTCAAGGTAGAGTTGATAGAGACCGTAAAGGAATCTACACCAGAATGTCGCTGGTATTGGGACGCACACGACTGAAGGAACGGGGACTAAAAAACCCATCCTTTAGGAGACCTACAGTGAACACACTGACATTGATCCGGAATCAGATTGAAAAGGCAGCACGTCTTCATGACGCACAAATTGCTCACACTTCCTATCGTGGTGTGAAGTATGAATGCCTTGAAACTAATGAGGAAACTCATGGTACCTTCTGCTATCGGGGTCGCACTTACACAAAGTGAAAAGTAAGATACATTTGCTAGTCAAATGATCTTGTATAACTAAGGGAAGGTTTGACACCTTCCCTTTTTTGTTTTATAATACAACCATGGAACGAGACAAACTCAAGATTATTGTTTCCGATTTGGAAATGCTTCTCAGTGCTCTCAAAGCAGAGGTCTACTCTGATGTGGCGTCTTACCGTTTCGACGAGTGTGACCCTGTTGAGCAAAACTACGACGAAATTTACGAAGGTCCATGACAGTAGAACTTATCAGTGTTACTCCTGATTCTGAGCAGATGATGGCGTACATTGCTCGTGTGAGCAATCCTGCTAATCAAGAGAATGAAAAGTATTCTGGTCTACTAAAGTATTGTATCAAGCACAACCATTGGAGTGTGTTTGAGCAATCAACAATGACTTTGGAGATCTTTACAACTAGAGCAATCGCAGCTCAAATTTTGAGGCACCGCTCATTCACATTCCAAGAGTTTTCACAAAGATATGCTGACACTAAACTGCTGAAGGATAACATTCCTCTTCCTGCAATGCGTCGTCAGGATACTAAGAATAGGCAAAATAGTATTGATGATTTGGATCCATATACTATTCAGAAATTGGAGTTACAGATGCAAACTCTATTCTCCTCTGCACAATCACTTTACAATCAGATGCTAGAGGAGGGTGTCGCAAAGGAATGTGCAAGAATGGTGCTTCCACTGTGTACTCCCACCAAAATCTACATGACAGGCTCATGCAGATCATGGATCCATTACATCAATCTGAGGTCTGAAAACGGCACTCAGAAGGAGCACATGGACATCGCTCATGCATGTAAGAAGATTTTTATTGAACAGTATCCTTCTGTGAGTGAGGCATTAGAATGGGTAAAATCTGCGGAATAAATCTGTCGCATAATGGATCTCTTGCCATCCTTGAGGATGGTGAGGTCCAATTCTACATTGAAGAAGAAAGATTGAGTCGTGTCAAGCGGGATAGGTCTGCTTTGACTGCTGCGACTCAATTTTTAGATGATTCTATTGGTGTGGTCACTATATGTGACTGCTATACCACATACAATTTGAAAAAATACCTGTTTAGAACCAAGCAGGCAAACAAAATCATTGATCTAGTCAAGGAAAAAGGACTTCCTCTAAAAGATTATCGTGACAGGCATCATGAATGTCATGCAGCGAATGCATATTACAACTCTGAGTTCAAAGATGCTGCTGTCATCGTCATGGATGGTAAAGGTTCTTTGCACCATCATAAAGATCTGAAGTTCTGTGAGACTGAAAGTATTTTTGACGTAAACGACGGAAAGTTTGAGTCAGTCTTCAAACATTACTCTACGTTCTGGAGCGAAGATGAGTCTAACAAGTTAGGTTCTTCTTTCTGGGACGGTAAAAACTTTTACAGTAATAGGACCAGCGTTGGTCAGGCGTATCGTAGAGTGTCACGATACTGTGGGTTTGATGAAACTGATGCTGGTAAGACCATGGGTCTATCCACGTACGGTGCAGCACCCATAGATCTATTTGAGATTGACAATGGGCATAGCGTGTGCTCTACTGAACTCAGTCCAGAAGGTAATACCACCAGGTATACTGGACATGAGTGGCACCCTGAAGACTTAGCATATCGACTACAAAAGTCTGCTGAGGAACATGCTATGTTCATGCTTGAGAAAGCATACGAGTTGACCGGTAAGGAGAACGTGGTTCTTACAGGAGGATTTTTCCTCAACTGTATTGCAAACCACCAGCTCCTAAAAACTGGTATAAATTTGTATGTAGATCCCCTTGCTTATGATGGCGGTCTTGCCATCGGTTCTGCTCTATTAGAACATTATGAGAACACTGTACCTCGGTCCTGAATACGATCTTTCTTTTGTTGATGGTGAGGATGTAACTTACAAAGATGTAGCAGACATCATCGCAGATAAAAAAGTAGTTGCAATGTTCCAAGGGAGATCAGAGGCAGGTCCTCGTGCTCTTGGAAATAGATCTTTGTTGTATGATCCTCGTGATCATGAGGCACAGAAGACCGTCAACCTAATCAAAAAGCGTGAGCACTGGAGACCATTTGCTGCCAGTGTCATGCTTGAATATGCAAACGATTGGTTTGACATGCGTGGACTTGATGAGTCACCGTTCATGATGTATGCCATGGATGCACGTCCAGTTAGTTGGCATTTGATTCCAGGTGTCCTGCATATTGATAAGACTTGTCGTATTCAAACTGTTACTGAGAAACAGAACGAGCACTACTACAAACTAATCCATGCATTTTGGGACAAGACAGGCATCCCAATGCTGTTCAACACCTCATTCAACCTGGCAGGTGAACCATTAGTAGAGTCTCCGCAGGATGCATTCAAAACATTCTATGAGTCTGACATACCATACCTATACTTTCCAGAGGTCGGAAAGATAGTGCGAAAATGACTTTTCATTTACGAAAAAGTGGGAAAAAAACTCGGGCAAAAAATTTGCTCCTAGGGTTGAACCTGTCTAATAACGGATCTGCTTGTCTACTTGAGGATGGTAAACCTGTTTGGTATCTGGAGGCAGAGCGTGTTTCCTATGTAAAGTATGACTATGATATCAGGTCTCTACTTGATATGTTACCTGAGGGAATAGATCATATTGCTTTAGCAGATTCCTTTTGGAAACGTGGTAACAAGCAGGTTGATAACATCAAGATGTTGTCTGCTGTCAAGAGAAAGTTTCCTGGTGCTACACTGTATGACTACAGAAAAAAGCACCATATGACACACGCTGCATGTGGTTTCTACAACTCAGGATTTGAAACTGCCACTTGTATTGTGGTTGACTCTAATGGATCAAAAACACCTGAAGGTTTAGAGATAGAATCTATTTTCTTTGCTCCCACCTGGGGGGTAATTCATAAGACCATGTTCTCTCCTGATAATATTGGATTTGGTAGGAGATTTGAAGAGGCATGTATAGAATATGGATGGCACTACATGGATGCAGGTAAGGTTATGGGAAAAAGTGTTTATAATTCTGAACCTGCCAAGTCTTTGCAGGCAGAGTGGGAGGAGAGGGTGTTAGAACTGATCCGTATGGCACCTACAACAAATATTGTCCTTGCAGGAGGATGTTTCTTGAATTGTGTAGCAAACTACAAGGCACTGGGAAGATTTCCTGATCATAGTTTCTATGCAGAACCACTAGCAAATGATGGAGGCACTGCCATGGGTGCTGCTTATTTGGCATATCATGGCATCAATTGACATCTTAGATATCAGCGCATCTATTGGTTGCAACCTTCAATGTAAGGGATGCAATCATTTCAGTAACTATTTTGCTCCTGGTAGTAAGGTAGACACTGACAGTTTGCTTGATGACATAGCAACTCTATTGCCTAGAGTAAATATAGGTAGAGTGTCCGTCATTGGTGGCGAACCACTACTAAATCCCCGTTGTGAGGAGATTGTAAATGCATGTACAACACACACTGATTCTCCTGTCTATCTCTATAGCAATGGTCTATTGCTCCTACAGAATGAAGCATGGATCAAAAAGAGTTTAGAGAATCCACAAATATTTCTTAGGATTAGCATTCATCTACCAGAAGTAGAACAGATTATCAAAGAGTTCAACCACCCTAAGGTTCTTGTTACTGAGCATCATACTGGTAAAGATAGGTGGTTCAACTCTATCAAAAAGAGAGATGGTAAGGTCTATCCTTACGAGCATAAGAATCCCGCAAAGAGTTTCAAGGTTTGTTCTTGTCCTAATGCACAGTTGTATGGGGGGAAACTGTGGAAGTGTCCCAACACAGCATTTCTGAGGGAACTATTATATGTGACTGATCAACAGAATGATCCTGAGTGGCAGGAGTATCTTGTCGATGGTGTTCCTGTTGATTGTAGTGATGATGCATTGACAAAATTCTGTACTAATAGTAGACTCTCAGAAAGTGTATGTAACATGTGTACTGCCAAACCGATAAAGTTCAGTGCTGCACTGCAAGAACGGAGTAAACGAAAGGTTATTCCTTCAAAATAAATAACCAAAACTACCCTCACATGCCAACATATCCCGTAAAACATCTGACTACCGGAGAAACAAAGGAATTGTCAATGAAAGTTGCTGACTATGATCAGTGGCGTAAAGAAAATCCCGATTGGGATAAAGATTGGTCTGCTGGTGTCTGTATGACCGTTAGTGGTACAGGCGATGTTTACAGTAGGACTGATGGCGGATGGAATGAAGTTCTATCAAAGGTTGCACAAGTTCCTGGTTCAAAAGTCAAACCCCAGAAAACCATACACTCATGACAGCACGTCGTAAGAAACTTTCTTCATCTGTTGGTGCTGGCATGACTGCCAAGCAAATGCGTCGTAAGAAACCAATCAATTCTGAGTCGATGGTAGAAATTCTACCAATTACAGATAATCAGGAGACGGTATTCCAAAAGTACAGAGAAGATCAAAACCTATTTCTATATGGGTGTGCTGGTACTGGTAAAACATTCATCACTCTTTACCTGGCATTGAGAGATGTGCTTGATCCTTTGACGCATTATAACAAGGTAGTTCTTGTTCGGTCACTGGTGTCAACCCGTGAGATTGGTTTTCTTCCTGGCGACCACGAGGATAAATCTGCTCTTTACCAAATTCCTTATAAGAATATGGTGAAGTACATGTTTGAGATGCCTACGGACAGTGACTTTGAAATGCTTTGGGGTAATCTGAAAGCACAGGAATCAGTGACGTTTTGGTCTACTAGCTTTATCCGTGGCACCACGCTGGATGATGCTATTATTATTGTAGATGAGTCTCAAAACCTAAATTTCCACGAACTTGACAGCATCATCACCCGTGTGGGTGAAGGTTCTAAGATCATGTTCTGTGGTGATGTAGCACAGACTGATCTTGTCAAGACCAATGAAAAAAATGGAATCTTAGATTTCATGAAGATTATCCAACGTATGTCAGAGTTTGATTCAATCGAATTTGGCATTGACGATATTGTTCGCTCTGGACTTGTCAAGTCTTATATAACTAGCAAAATTGAACTTGGTATGTGATGTTTGACCATGTAGAATGTGATCTTCCGCGACTTCAGCGGAAGAATATTGAAGGAGTCCGTTTTTACACAGTCAATGACCGACCGATGGTGTCCATCACCTCGGTCACTTCTCATTGGAGTGCAAAGAAATTTGTCGAGTGGAGGAAACGTGTTGGTAATGAGGAAGCAAACCGCATTACTAAACGTGCTACTAGTAGAGGTACGGAATGTCACGAGTTGATCGAGACATTTATGCTCAACAAAGAGGTGGAGTATAAGAATCCTGGACCGAAAATGCTATTTCTCCAGGCAAAGAAAACATTACAAAATATAAATAACATATACGCATTAGAAAAAAGTCTCTACAGCGAGGAACTTGGAGTCGCAGGTACAGTAGATTGCATCGCTGAGTACAATGGAGAACTTGCAATCATTGACTTCAAAACATCAGCAAAACCTAAACCTAGGGATTGGATTGAAGGTTACTTTGTACAAGCAGCAGGATATGCTTGTATGTTCTTTGAACGTACTGGTATCCCCGTAAAAAAACTTGTCATTATCATGACATGTGAGAACGGAGAGGTGCAAGTGTACGAAGAGTATGATAAAATGAAATATATGAAACTTCTTGTTCAATACATCGAGAAATTCGTTGAAGAAAAAATCACAGCACTCCAAGTCTGAAATGAAATCCATTTTGAAAAGTAAATTCTTGTGTCAAGACAAGTTTACTAATGACATTGAGAACATAGTAAAAAACAATGCTGAAATGAATTACATTGAGGCAATTTGTTTTTACTGCGAGTCAAACAACATTGAGATTGAATCTGTTTCTAATCTCATCACAAAACCTTTGAAAGAAAAACTCAAGGGCAATGCTATGACCCTAAATTACTTGAAGAGGACATCTAGGGCAAAGTTCTTTAGTATCTAAATGGATAAAAGAGAGTTCAAACTATCTCAGATCAAAAGTAATCTACCTGTAGATAAACTTCACAGAATATCTGAGAGTGTGGACTTTGTTAGATCACAGAAAGGATTCTGGACAACTAACTTCAAACAGGTTACGCCTGAAGAGATTGCATCTCTTGAGTCAGAGCGACCTACCACAAGATTACTGAGTATCCATGTTATCAATGGGTGCAATCTTGCTTGTCGGGCATGTAATCACAACAGCAGTCTTCTTGGTATGAAGAGTGGTGTAGATATTGATGCTTTGATAAAAGATATCAAAGAATTTCTACCAAAAGTATATGTTTGGAGTCATATAAGCATTATTGGGGGAGAACCTTTACTTGAACCCCGCACCAAAGAGGTCGTAAAGGTCACTAGAGAGGTCGCAGAAGCAACGGGGCAGACCTGTAACATAAAACTGTTTAGTAATGGTTCACGCCTCATACAAGAGCAGGAGTGGATTGCTGATGAAATGTTGAAAGGTGTCAACTTCAGACTAACATTTCATAAACCCTGGTTTACTGAGTTAGGATCCGCCAACTGGGAAAACGCTGCAAAGTTTATTAGATATCTCCAGTCCCGCGATGTGGACACTGATAACTTTCTTGAATTTAGTGAGGCATTCCGTCTGCTTGATGGTAAACCTAGGCAGTGGTTTGATCTTGTGCGTTATGAGATCAAGGAAGACCAGATCAAATACTATCCTTTTGAGGAAGGGAATCCTGAAGAAAGCTTTACACACTGCACGTGTCCCAATAGTCAGTTGTATAATGGACACCTGTGGAAGTGTCCCATGATCTCCTACCTCAGAGAATCGTTGGATGCCACAGATCAACTCAATGATCCTGAATGGCAGAAGTACCTGGCGTACAAACCAACTGACATCTCTGCTTCCCCAGATGACATCCGAGCATCATTTGATGAGGTAAAAAAACCTCATGAGATTTGTTCTATGTGTCCCCGCAACCCTGTGTGGTTTACTGCAACTGCACAATTGGATGCGAAATTGAAAAAAAACGTCGCAATGCATGATGAAGCAACCTATGACACCGTTTGATACTTACAAAGAGTATCTTGCGTACAAGAATCATTTCTCTAAGGAGAAGTATGATTACTTTGTGTATGGTGGTAAGTCTAGAGCAAGTCTTGACTCATTCTACAAGAGGAAAGATAGGTACTTTTTTGAGAAGACATCAAGGAAGTACAAGGATGAGGATATCAGGAACTTCTTTCTTGCTAATTTTGTAAGCACCGATAATCCACAGGGTCTGTGGATTGGAAACATTATTCGTGGGGGTGAGAGCATTTACGTTGCATGGCAGCGTCGTCAGCAGAGTTTGTTCTACAACTTCAAGAGCACAAACAAAACCATGTTGGAGCAGTATGGGTTGCAAACATTTTTGGAACCTAAAGATGGACATCCTCCACTACTCAAGGAATACTTGGGAGGTAACCTTAGTATTGAGGAGGTAGTAATCTATGAGAAATTGTTTGGGTACTGCAAAGACTACGACAAGAAAATAGATGACCCTGTGTGGCATCAGATTGGTATGAAGGTCAAGAAGTATTTGCCATTTCTAAATATTGATAAAGAAAAGTATCGTAAACAAGTAATTACTGAAGTAAACGATCAACTCCAATGAGCAACTTTTTTGAAAGCGATAATGTCCGCCGTGAAATGGAGGACATCTATGAGATACAGAAGGATCTGTATAATGTCATTATGCAGTTCCCTGCTATGTCTGATGATGCTAAGTGGGAGCACATTGAAACTTTGAAGGAACTGCTGGAGAAACAGCAGATTATGTGGACTAGAGTCTCCTACTCAGAGGACCCTGAAGCAGTT